CATTGGCGCTTAACAGGTGTATCTGATCAGCTAGACGCGAATGATAATCCGTATTCGGCTACTGTGATTGGAACACAAACATTAAGTACAGAGGAGATTGTAGACTTTGTACCATTTGAAGAATTAACCCACGAACAAATTGTAACTTGGACGCAAGAGGCAATCGGGGCTGAGCAAGTAACTCAAATGGAAGACAATGTAAATAATCAAATTGATAGCTTAATTACACCAACGTCTGTTACCAAAACTATTGAATTGTAGTAACATTCTTAAAAAACAAGTGATTAATTAATATGTAATTAAATCAAATCAAAAAATTATGAGCAAAGCAGAAAAAATTTCAGAAGAACAATTACAAAAGCTTCAAGAATTTGTAAGCGTAGTTAACAAAGCCCAGAATGAACTTGGTGGTATTGAAATGCAAAAACATTCTTTATTGCATCAAATTGCCGCTGTTCAAGAAGACTTTGGTAAATTCCAAAAAGAACTTGAAGATGAGTATGGTAAAGTTTCAATCAGTATTGAAGACGGTAGTCTAAAACCACTTGAAGAAGAAACTGATGAAGCTAATTCGGAAGATTAGTATAGGTAAAGATTATAAGATAGATGCAATGCATTACTCCGTAGGCCAAGAGGTTTACGGAGGGCATTGTATCTGTAATATAATTGAGGAAGAAGAAAAGTATTCCATATACATAGAAAAAAACAAAGAAGTTATTCTTTGGAAAGACTTTAATAAAAATATGGGTATTGCCGTAGAGTATAATTTAGATTATTAATGAGAAGTCTATATAATTTTATTGTAACACCGAAAGGTGATCGTACTACAAGCAAAACAGAAATAGACGGCAAAGAATTAATGCTAAATACAGAATTGCAAAATCATCAATATGTAAATCGTATTGGTGTTGTAATTGGCTCACCTATTATTGGGGAAACAGAGATAAAGCCTGGCGACGAAGTAATTGTACATCACAATGTTTTTAGAAGATTTTACGACGTACGTGGTAAAGAAAAAAACAGCAGCAGCTATTTTGAAGAAGGAATGTACTTTGTAACTCCAGATCAATTATATGCGCATAAACCACCTGGTAGTATTTGGCAACCAACAGAGGGGTTTTATTTTGTAAAGCCACTAAAAAATAATGAAACGTTTGCTACAGATAAAGAAATAATTGGCAAAGGTGTTATAAAATTTGGCGATGAAAATCTACCGCCTGGCACATTAGTTGGCTTTAGACCAGGGTCTGAATATGAGTTTATCATAGACAACGAAAGACTATACCGTGTGCCACTACAATCTATTACAATCAAATATGAATATCAAGGAGACGAAGAAGAGTATAATCCAAGCTGGACATCGGGCAGTTGAGGAATTAATTAAGGTGGCGGAAGAAAAAATTATAACCAATACCGAGGACGACGTTTCTGCAGATAGATTAAAAAACGCAGCGGCAACTAAAAAGCTAGCAATCTTTGATGCATTTGAAATATTAAATCGCATACAAGAAGAAGAGCGTATTTTAGAAAACAAACCTAAAGAAGACGACACACAAAAAGCTTTTTCTGGTTTTGCCGAAAGAAGGTCTAAGTAATGTACGAGCAAACGTTATTTAAAATCATAGAGCCTATAAAGCTAACCACAATTAATAGATTAAATAAATCTAAGAAGTGGGATTATGGTTATAATAAAGAACACGACGTTATTGTAATTAGCAAGACAGGTCAGATAGGTGATATTGTAGAAATACAAAACCTACGTATCGCATTGCCGAAAGAGCCAAAGTGTATAGCAAAAGGCGAAAACAAATGGACGCCACAGGAGTATCCTAAGGAGCTTAAAAATATTAAGACTATATTCGACTGGGAAACATATCCGGATGAGTTTAAGGACACCTGGGGAGCTTATATTGATGAAGAGTTTACACGGCGCGATGAAGGATATTGGTTTTATAGTAATAATGTACCAACTTATATAACCGGAACGCATTATATGTACTTGCAATGGAGCAAGATTGATGTAGGTAAACCGGATTATCGTGAAGCAAACAGATTATTTTTTATATTTTGGGAAGCTTGTAAGGCAGATAGCAGGTGTTACGGTATGTGTTATCTTAAAAACCGTCGTTCTGGTTTTTCATTTATGGCTTCCGGAGAAGTTGTAAATCAAGCAACGATTACAAGTGATGCTCGTTTTGGTATATTATCTAAGTCTGGTGC